GCGGCTTCAGCGCTGGCGGCACCGCGGACGATGGAATCCTCCACCTCATCCATCAGGAGGCGACCAACCGAGGTGAGGTCCCAGCTGTCGTCGCCGGCCTTCAGGATCAGGCCCGAGGTCGCCAGCTGGCGGTAAGGCCCCTGGCGCCAGATCGTCGGTGCCAGGTTGTCCAAGCCATGGGCATTCATCAGCTGCTCCTCCTTCACCGGGCCGCGGTGGCGCGAGAGTTCCACCAGTACGCGGTGTGCACGGCTGCCGATCTCGGGCATCAGGGTTGGGTAGGTTTTCTTGTCCATCGTTGGCTCACATTTCTTTAGTGGTTTCGGTGCCGGCATCGGCCGGCGCTTCGATGTGGATGCTGCATTCCGAGGTGCGTAATCCGGTGCCGGTGCTGCGCTCGCTTGCTGCCAGGCAGCCAGTAGCGAACGCGAGGATCAAGGACAACACGAAGAGCCAGGGGGCGATGCCGCCGCGGCGCCGGCGCGTAGTCGGCACCCGGTAGATCGGCACCTGGTGCGCGCTCGGCACGTAGCGGACCGGGCGGGTTCCCAGGAGGCTTAACAGGCGCTTCATGCTGCCGCTCCCAGGGGGATAAGCTTGGCCACCGTCGGCAGGAATGCGTGGCTGTTGCACGTCCCGCTGGGCTGCACCGGCCAGCCGTATTGGTCGCAGGTGAATCCGTTCTGCTCGACCTGGTTGCGGGCTCGCCTCGAGCAGTTGCCGCAGATCGGCGTGGCCGCGCGGAAGCCGGCATGCTGGGCGCCGTCGACCATGCTCCCTTCGTTCTTGGCCAGCTTGATGATGACGTGGGCGTTGTGGTGGGCGGTCAGCTTGGCCTGCAGCAGCTCGACGCCGCTACAGGTGGGCACCTTGACCAGGTCGGTCAGCGCGGTGAGCAGCTTTTCGTGGATCGACACCAGGCCGATCGCTTCGATGTGGGTGAACGGTCCCAATACAGGCGGGCGCTCGCCGGCACGGTACTGTTCCAGGATGTGGCCGGCGCCGCTGCTCATACGGCCTCCATGATCAGGTCGGCGCTGACTTTCTTTGCGCCGATCGTCGCCGCGATGTTCATCGCACGCGTGACCAGGTTGTTGACCACCAGCGGGTAGCAGATCGAGGTGGCGTCGGCGATCTTGCCGCCGCGCTGCACGCGGGTCAGCTTGGTGCGGATCGCATCGAAGGCATCTGGCTCGAAGATGTCCTCGGCCTTGGCGCCGACACGCTCGACCTTGTGGATCAGGTAGTCCTGCAGGTGGCGGTCGAGCGGCTCCAGTTCGACCAGCTCGCAGCGCTGGACGACTTCGCGCACCTCGGGATTGTGCGCCGACAGCTTGACCTTCAGTTCCGGCTGGCCGATAAGGATGATGCCCAGCAGGCGGGCGTAGCCCTCCTTCAGTTCGCGGAAGCGCTTCAGGTGCTTGAGCGTGGCCACCGGAAGGCTGTGCGCCTCTTCGATGATCAGCACATGGCTGTGGCCTGCCTTGTAGGAGGCGCGCAGCATGTCGTGCAGCTGCTTGAAGCGTGCATGCGGCGACGACTTGAGCGGCGCGCTCGGGTCGAGCGTGGTGATGATAGTGTCGGCCAGCTGGCCGGACTTCAGCGTCTTGCCGCGCTTGTCGTTTTCCTCCATCGCCAAGATGTACGGCTCCATGACGATAATGGGGGCGTTCTCGCGGCTGATGCGTTCCAGGAGTTCCTCGCGGATGGTGGTCTTGCCGCTGCCGGACTCGCCGACCAGGGCGCAGAAGCCGCCGTTCTTGGAAACGTCCCACAGCAACTCCCGGCACAAGCGGATGTCGGAACTGAGGAAGACGTCCTCGCGGCTGTTGATGTCGTCGGTGAATGGAGTGCGGAACAGGCCGAAGTGCTTGCGCGCCGCCTGGGTCAGGGTTTCGTTCTGTAGTAGCATTGCGTCATCCGTTTCTTGGGTTTCTTGGTTGGAGATGGGTTGCTGCAGGTCTTGCAGTGGAGCCGGTTCCGGGGGTGCAACCCCGGGTCCGGCTTTTTTATTGCCCAGGGCGGCCGCGATCGTTTCCGGCGCGACGCACTCGGCGGTGAAAAACGCTTCAATCTTTTGCCGCAGCTCGGCTGCAGCCGCTTCGCCTTTCGGCCACTGGTTGTGCTTGACCGCCAGGGAGATGGTTGCCGGGCTGACGCCGCAATACCGGGCCAGCTCGGCCTGAGATGCCTTCACGTTGAGCAGCAGCTGTTGCAGCATGTTTTCCTCAGTCACGCTCATGTCAGTTCCCTACCGCGCGCAGGTTAGGACGGGCCTGCAGGCGCGACTGCAGGGCGTCAAGGTCAGATTCGGGTACGCCATCCGGATACCACTGCGCGATCGCGCGGTTCAGGTCCGGGGTCATCGCGACGCCGCGGTTTGCCATGGCCATCGCAGCCTTGGTGTGGCTCCACGGCTTCTCTTCGACCCGCGGACTGGCGACCGTCGAGGCGGTGCCGGCGCGCGGCAGGTAGCTCGGCGCGACGTTGTCTTCGAGGGGCTTGTACGGGTCCAGCTGGCCATCGAATGGCAGTGCCTTCCCCTTGCGTGCCGCCTTGGCCGCTTCCAGGGTGGCCGCCCCAGTGAGAAGCAGCTCGACGCTCTTGGCGTTGGTTTGGGCCGGGGTGTCGGCGTGGCGGCGGTAGGACTCGCCGATCACCACCGCATCCAGGGCAAAGCCGAACTGGCCCTTCTGCAGGCGCTCCGCGACGTAGAACAGCTCGCGGCCGTCCGCATCCACCGTGACCACCTGGGCACTGTCGGCGCGCCATGGGTTGCGGCACACCAGAATCTTTTCGCCCACCAGGACACCTGGCAGAGCGGACACGTCGTATTCGTGCCCCTTGAAGCTGACGGTCAACGTCGGCGACACCGTGCGGGCTTCCGGGGCGGTCACGGCCAGCTCGCGGCACAGCTCGACCGATGGGGCGAAGCGCAGCTGGTCCGGCATGATCTTCATCCAGGCGGCGTAGCGGGTCATGCCGTGGCGGCTATGGACCTGCGTACCGTTGAACCACAGCATCCACTTGAATGCTTTCGCGTTCAGCTCGGCGAGCGATTCGACGGCGATGAACTTGAGCCCGGACTCGAACGTGCGCTCGACCAGGTTCTGCGCCTGCTCCACCTGGCCCTTGGCACGCGGCCGGCCCGGGGTGTTGATCTGCACGTGGACCGACAGGGCCTTACACAGGTTCTTGAAGACGGCGCCGGTATTTGCGCTTCCCGGGTCGAGCATGGCCATGAAAGGAACACCGTGCGCAGGGTCGCGGTCGCGCTTCTGGATCGCGTTGATGAACACGTTGGACAGGTTCTGGCCGGTCTCGCCGCCGGTCACGTACTCGACGTACACCCAGCCGCTTGCGTGGTCCGTGATGACGTAGCGCCAGACGGTGTCGTTCTCGATGCGCTTCACGTTGGCTGGCTTGTTCTTGTAGAACACGTCGTGGGCCATCACCTGCAGGCCGTTGTCGCGCTTGCTGGCATCCTTCGCCAGGTAGTACAGGACGCAGAGGGACGCATCGATCTGCCATACATGGTTCGGGTGCTTGCTGGCCATGCGGGTGACCGGTTCCGGTGCCAGCAGCTGGTCCGGGTGCAGCTTGTGGACACGCAGCGCGCGGCTGATAGCGGTCTCGGACAACTTGACCACTTCGCCGCTGACCGTGTCGATGCGCTCGGCACGGATCTCGCCGTTGCTGCGCAGGATATCGACCGCCTGCTCGATCGACATCAGGCGCTTGCCGTTCTTCCTGGTCGACTCCATCAGGACGGCAGAGATCTTCATGGCCTCATCGGCCAGCAGGGCAACCTGGCCGCTATCGGAACGGCGCTTGCGAGTCGGGACCACGGCTACCTCCTTCAGTTTGCGCAGCAGGGTGGATCGATTGACGCCCAGCTCGGCAGCAGCCGCCGCATAGACGGCCTCGCGGGTGCCGTGGGGCGCCTGGGCGGCGCGCGCGGCGATTTCCGTGAGCCGTGCGATCAGGGCGGGTGCGTTCATGCTCAGTTACCGTCCTTTTCCCATTCCGGGGTCGGGTCGCCATCAGGGGCAGCCTTGAGGCCAAATTCGCTACGCACTTCGGCGATCGCGCGTTGCAACTGCGCCAGCAGGCCGGCGGCGAACTCGTCGTGATGGGTGCCGGTGACTTCGGCATTCTGCGAAAGCTGCTTGAGGCCATCTCGAATCGAACCGCGCACAATTGCCTCGGCCTGGAATGCCCAGTCGGTGGTCTCGCGGCGCAGCTGCGCGGCTTCCTCGTCCGGGGTTGGCGGCGCCACCTTGGCCTGCTTGGTTTGCAGCTTGTCGATCACCTGCGACTTGCTTGCCAGCAACGAGTCCTTGGCTTTTGCGTCCTCCTGGGCGTCTCGCAGGGCTGCCTTCAGCTCGCGCACCGACATCTGGTCGACCTCGTCGAGCGTGATGCCTGCGACGGTGCCGCCCTCGGAAAGCTCGACCAGGCTGTCGGTGTCGAGCGTCATCAGTTCGAACATCTTCGATTTACCCAAACGCGCGAACGTCTGCGCGTTTGACGCCAGCTCCGGCGCGGACAGTTGGTACTTGATCGCTGCCTGCATCATCTGCTGGGCCGTGCGCAGCGCCAGGCCCAGCTCCTCCGTGACGATCCGGCTGAACTCGCCGTGCGCCTCGTTCTCCTTGAGCAGCACCAGGCGCTTGCCTGCCTCGAGCATGGCCCCGGCCGCCTCGCCCATGAAAAAGCGTGCTTCCTGGACGACGCGCTCGCGGTTATAGCTGAGCGAGTAGCCAATCATTTCCGCGACCTTGGTGGCGTTGGTCGCCACAGTGATCAAGGCGTCTTGTCCTTGCGCAAGCGCATCAGTGTTGACGTCATCGTGCGGGCCTGTCGGCGTGATTTCTTTGCGTGGCATCAATTGCTCCTGTGAATTACTTAATCGTTGTTACGGGTAAAGCGGCTGCGTGCTTGGTCGACCATGCGGCTGGCGCGGTCGATCGAGGCCATGACTTTCACGCCGAGCGCGCCGGGCTTGCTGCCCAGTAGCCAGCGGCCGGTGTCTTCCACCTGGACGGCCCAGCCGGCGGTCTTCAAGTTCTGCAAGTCGCGGGTGACATACGAAGCCGGCACGCCCAGCGATTTGGCGATCTGCGCAGGTGCAATGCCGACGACGACGTCCTCGCCGAGCAACATCACGACCCTCAACAGGCGCTGCTGGGCTTCGTTGGTGTAATCGGTGCTGGTGCTCATACGGCCGTCACCAGGGCGAGCGTTTCGCGGGAGTTTTTCAGATGCTCCTTATAGGCCCGCAAGGTGATCGGGGATCGATGCTGGACTGCCTCGACGCGTGATTCCAGGTGCAGGGTGCGCATGCGCAGAGCCTCTTCCACCTCGGCCAGCTGGTTGTCATTGAGATAGAGCGTCCGCGCCGTATCAGCTGGCTGCTCAACTGCGGCGCCGTCGATGAGCACGCGACTATGCGTGACCTTGAAGGCATTGCCGGCCAGCGGAAAGCCGGCTGCAATGTGCCGTTCCTGCGCCTTCGAAATGGCTTCGCTCTCGGTTGCGCCGAGCAGGCCGCGATAGCGCGCAGGATTGGTGCCGCTCACCTGGACAGAGAACATATTCATGCACGCTCCGTTTCGGCTTCGGCAGCAATCTGCGATCCGTCGTCCCGCACCCTCATGCCAAGCGCGACGGCGATATTAAAGGCGATCCCGTAGTGGCACTTTTCGTAGCCGCCCAGGATGCGGTAGACGCGGTTCGGGTCGTACTTGTTGTCCAGCGCCCATTGCTTGATGGTCTTGCCAGTGCTCTGGATCTTTTTCCGGGCCTGACTGGCCGTCAGCACCTGGGCCTTTTGAGGATTCATGGATAGCCTTTCTGTTAAAGTTCTTTAAATGTTTAGATAGTTCAGTTTAGCACCCAAACGGGTGCATGAGAAGAATATTTTGTGCCTGAATGGGGATTTTTTATGACGAGTGACAATGCGCCTGAGGAAAATCGGTTTGATACTGGCGCTGAGCTGAAGCGAATTCGCGGCAAGCTAACGCAGCAGGAATTCGCCGATCTGATGGGGGTGAGCCGGAACACAGTGGTCCGATATGAGAACAACGACCGGCCGCCGGACGCCGAATACCTGTTCAAGTTGAACCTGGTTTTCCGTGCCGATCCCACACGCGTGCTGCTGGGAGGTCATTCGGTCCATCTGAGCGAGCAGCGCGAGATAGCGCTGCTGACGAACTACAGGGTGGCGTCGGAAGAAGACAGGGCGACTATCGACCGCATGGCGGAGCTGGCGGCGCAGTCGGCGAATGCGAAGCGCAACAAGTCCTCGTGAGAGGACTCAACACAGGAGAGAAAATGATCTGGATTTTGATAAGGGCGGCACTGTCGATCGTGTGCTGGCTGGGCGTGTTCAGGCCAGATCTGATCAAGCCCTTGGCGCTGCTGCCAGTTTCCCAGGTGTTGGCGAGCCTGACGGCCGTCGACTACGTGCTCCTGCTGTCCACGTCCGTGGTGGTGTGGATGTTGCTTTACATAGTTGATCGTTTCACCAGCAAGCCGGAGCCGGACACCGTGCCCTTCGAGCCAGGCAGCGCACCTCGATTGGACAGGTAGTTAGTAGCAAGATATTTCCCAGCGTTAACGTGCGCCTCATCATTGGTAAAATTTCTACAATGAATGGACCCGCGACATTTCCACGAATAAATAAAACGCTTTAATTACGGCAACTTTCGCGCGCGCGTAACCTCGCATCATGCTGCACCAGCCCGGGTGCAGCGATGATCGCGAGGACGAATGAACGAACATTTGCACATTTCCGCCGCCGGCCTGGCCGTGGAAAAGCGTTACGAACGCGGCCCCGCCGCGACCAGCCCTCGCGGCTTCGCCCCGCGCATGTACATCTGCGACGCGGGCAAGCCGACGATCGCCTGGGGCCACGTCATCACGAAGTTCGACGCGCACCTGCGCTGTGCCGTCGTGGACGAAGACGCGGCTGATCGCATCCTGCGCCAGGACAACCTGCAGGCCGAGGACAGCGTCAAGAAGCTGGTCAAGGTCCCGCTGAAGCAGAACGAATTCGACGCCCTGGTGTCGTTGGTGCTCAACATCGGCGCTGGCAAGGCCGACGGTGTCGCCGGCGATTTTGCGGACTCCACTCTGCTGCGCAAGCTCAATGCGAACGACAAACGCGGCGCCGCCGACGAGTTTCCAAAGTGGAACAAATACACTGATCCAAAGTGCGGCTGCAAGAAGGTCGCCGCAGGCCTGACCGCGCGTCGCAACGACGAACGGGCGCTGTTCCTGGGCATCGGGAGCGCCAATGTTTAACCGCTCCCGCGCACTGATGGTCGCCGTCCTTGGCATGGCGTTGTCGGCCGCCCACCTTGCAGCACCGCCCGCCCACCGAACTCCCGTCGTGGAAGTCGCCGTTTCCAAAAAGCGCAAACGCGGCCTGTTCAACGGCGCCGTGTACCCGTCCAGTCCGACCCTCTGGGGCTCGTCCTCGCTGCGCATCAGTGCCGCCCAGAGCAAGCGCAACTCGGCCAAGCGCCGCAACCAACGGCGCCACAAGCGCCATCTGAAGGGATAACGCATGGACCTGCTGAGCACCATTATGCTTGTTCTGTCGATGGCCGCCGTGATCGGAATCATATTGGCCCTGTTCGGGTTCGCCGACTCCCGTCCTCCGTGCGACGGCTCGCCAGCTCCGTTCGACCTCAAGCCTGCACTCTGGCTGGTCGGTTCCATCGCAGTTCTGTTCGCGAGCGTCGTGGGCTGGGTAATGGCCACCTTGTGGGCGGACGCGGCCTACCGCCCGATCGCCTGGGGTTTGAGCCTCGGGATTGTGTTGTTGGCGGCGATTTGCGGATGGCACTACGGCCTGATGCACGCGCTGTGGCGCGCGGCAGCGCCCCAACCGCTGCCGGCACAGGCTACAGTCAACAAGAAGCCCTGGCTGTCGAAGACGATCGCGCTAAACGCATTGGTCGGCGTTGCGTTGCTGGCTGAGGAAAACGTGTCGTCCCTGCAGGGACTGCTGCCGGCATCCAAATATCAGATCATCGCCTTCACCCTGCCGATTCTCAACATGCTGCTCCGCGTCTACACAAAGCAAGGGCTTTCGCTCAAGCAAGTCACGCCACAGAACGAGGCCGCCGAATGATCGCGCGCCGAATTTTAGCCGGGCTGCTGGCCGGACTGCTTCTGGTCGGGATCGGTTACTGGTGGGGTCACAACGCCGCCGGCAACACTGCTGCAGCTGCAGCAGTCGCCGCCGAACGCAGTGCCGCCGTGGTCCGTGAGTTCCAGAACGCGGAGGACCGCAAGGTCGAGCGCACCGCCGCCACCGATCTCTTCAATGTTTCGTCCAACTACCAGAAGGGGCTTTCCCATGTCGCTACTACACAAAAAAATGTTGTTGCTGGCGTTCGCTCTGGCACTGTGCGGCTGTCAGTCCCTACCAAGCCCGCCGCCGCCCCGGGCGCAGCGCCACTTGCCGCCGATCCCGGCCGATGTGATGGTCCCGCGCGAGCCCAACTTTCTGACGAGGCTGCTGAATTTTTTACAGGACTCGCCACCGAAGCCGATGCCATCGTCCTCCAGCTGACGGCCTGCCAGCGCGACCTGAAGATCGAGGTCGAGGCGTGCAACCGGGAGAGCCCGAACCCATGACTATCGACATCCAATGGTGGCACCTGGTAGGGCTGATTACGGCCCTCATCAGCGCGTTCTGGGCGCTTTTCAGCCTGCTCGTGCGCCAGTTCGACAAGAGCCTGGACAAGCGCTTCGATGTGATCGACGCGGCGCGGGCTGAATCGAACAAAACCAACAAGGAGCGCTTCGACCGTATGGAAGAGGCGCAGCGCGTCATGGAGCGCGAGCTGCTCCTGTTGAAGGCGGATCTGCCTGACAAGTACGTGCGGCGCGAAGACGCGATCCGATCGGAAATGACGCTGCACGCAAAGTTCGACGGCCTGGCTGGCCGTATCGATTTATTCATGAGGAGCAACCCGTAATGCACAAGCCTGACATGGACAAGGCGCGCCGCGAGACCAATCGCTGGCTGATCCTGCAGTGCCTCGACTGCGCGCGCCCGCTCGGCGCCGGCGAGGCGCTGCTGCTGTCGGCGCTGGCCGATACCGTCACCATCACGCCGCTTGAGCTGCGGCGCGAGCTCGACTATCTCGAGGAGCGCAAGCTGCTCGAGACGACCGGCCGCACCGGGCCGCAATGGCACGCCAAGCTGACCCGCGAGGGCGTCGACGTGGTCGAGTACACCGTCGACATCCAGCCGGGCATCGCGCGCCCGCAGAAATACTGGGGGTGACGGCTATGGACCGCCTTCGCCTTTTCCTGACCCTCGCGCCTACCCGGGCGCAGGACGCACTGTTCGCGCTGGCCTGCCGCCTGCTGCTGCCGCTTTCCACCGGCTGCAAGGTGTGCAACATGCTGCGCGGGATCGCCATCGGCATCCTGCTCGGCGTGGGCATGGCCGCGCTCCTGGCCGTACTGTCGGGCTACTTCGGGTGGGGCTTCTGATGGCGCCGCGCTCGAAAGTGGTAGGCCTGCCGAAAGAGGTCAAGGAATGGCTCGACAATGCGCTCATCGAGGGCAACTTTTCCGATTACGAGCTGCTCGCCACCGATCTGAAGGGCCGCGGCTACGACATCAGCAAATCGAGCCTGCACCGCTACGGCACCGCCTTCGAACAAAAAATGGCCGCGCTGAAGGTCGCTACCGAGCAGGCCGAGGCGATCGCCAAGTCGGTACCGGACGACGAGAACGCCCTGGGCGATGCGCTGCTGCGCGTGATCCAGGAGAAAACGTTCTCCATGCTGATGACCATGGAGGATCCGGGCAAGATCAGTTTTGCCAGCCTGGCGAAGATCGGGACCGACCTCGGCTACGCGTCGACCAACGTCAAGGAATTCCGCAGCAAGGCCAAGGCCAAGGCCAGGGCAGCGGCAAGCGAGGTCGCTGCGACTGTGAAAAAGGCTGGTCTCAGCGACGATACAGTCAACGAAATCAAACGCAAAATTCTCGGGATTGTCGACGCATGACCACCCTCGACAAGCTCATCACGCCCGAGCTCCGGGAACAGGCCGACAAGGCGGAATACAAGTTTGAGCGCCGGGCGCCGGGCGTTCTGCTGCCTTACCAGCAGCGCTGGGTGCAAGACACCTCGCAGGTGAAGATCTCGGAAAAGTCGCGCCGTATCGGCCTCACCTGGGCCGAGGCAGCCGACGACGTGTTAACGGCCGCAGCCTCGACAGGAATGGACGTCTGGTACATCGGCTACAACAAGGACATGGCGATCGAGTTCATTCTCGACTGCGCCCAGTGGACCGCCCACCTTGGCGAGGCCGCGGGCCAAATCGAGGAAGGCGAGGAGGTGTACAAGGATGGCGACGAACAAAAGAGCATCCTGACCTACTCGATCAAATACGCTTCCGGTAACCGAATCACCGCACTGTCGTCACGCCCATCTAATTTGCGCGGTAAGCAGGGCAAGGTAGTGATCGACGAGGCTGCGTTCCACAATGACCTGGGCGAACTGCTGAAGGCAGCTTTCGCACTCCTGATCTGGGGTGGTCGGGTCGCGATCATCTCGACCCATGACGGTGCCGACAACGACTTCAACTCACTGATCCTGGACGTACGCGCAGGCAAAGTGCCCTACAGCGTGCACCGTACCACTTTCGACGAGGCGCTCGCCGATGGCTTGTACGACCGCGTGTGCCTAAAGACAGGCAAAAAGTGGTCGGCTGAAGGCCAGCAGCAATGGCGGGACGAAATCTACAAAATTTACCGTGCCAATGCGGCCGAAGAACTGGATGTCATCCCGTCCCAGTCGGGCGGCGCCTACATGTCGCGCGCGATGATCGAGGCGCGCATGGACCCTTTGGTACCGGTGTTGCGCCTGACCTGCAAGGAAGGTTTCGAGCAGCTGCCGCAGCCCGAGCGCGAGGCGTTCGTGGCGGACTGGATCGGGGAGCACCTGCAGGCGCGGATCGACGCGCTGCCGAAAGACCTCCGTTCCTACTACGGGCAGGACTTCGCGCGTAACGGCGACTTGTCGGTGCTGTGGCCCTTGGTCGAGCAGCAAAGCCTGCACCGCATCACGCCCTTCCTGATCGAGATGCGCAACGTGCCGTTCAAGCAGCAGGAACAACTGGTGTTCTGGGTCGCCGACCGCCTGCCGCGCTTCGCCGGAGGCGCGCACGACGCCCGGGGCAATGGCCAGTATCTGGCCGAGGTAGCGATGCAGCGCTACGGCGCGACGATGATCCACCAGGTCATGCTGACCCAGCAGTGGTACCGCGAGAACATGCCCCGGTATAAGGCTGCGTTCGAGGATGGCGAGATCTCGATTCCCAAGGACGCCGACGTACTGGCCGACCACCGCGCGATCGTCATGGACAAAGGGGTGCCGAAGGTGCCGGACACCGGGCACACCACGGGCGCCGATGGCGGGCAGCGCCACGGCGACTCGGCGATCGCCGGCGCGCTGGCCTGGTTCGCCAGCCTGAACCCGGGCTCGGTTATTGAATTTGAGTCGATCGGTGATGACAACCGCATCGGCAGTGGTTTTGACGATTACATGAGGGCGCTATGACGCAAGGTTTTGGACTGATCGAAAAGAAAGCGGGAGACGGCGGCGACGGCCAGAACGCGCCGGTGATGGAGGACGTATCGATCATTGCGCGCCAGCTGATCCTGGGGAACTTTGACCGCCTGCTGCCGGCCGACGACACGCTGCTGACGCGTGGCGGCGGCAACCCGAGAGGGTTGAAGCTGTACGACGAGCTGGAGCGTGATCCGACGGCATGGGAAGTGCTGGAAAAACGAAAAATGGCACTGACCTCGCGCCCGTGGATAGTCGCGCCGCCGGCCAACGACACGTCGCGCGCGGCGAAGAAAGCGGCAGACATGGTGCGCGCCCAGCTGGAAGCCCTGGGATTCGACCAGGTCACCAAGACGCTGCTGGACGCAACCCTGAAGGGCATCTCCACGAACGAGGTCATGTGGCGTCTGGACGGCCGCGAGATCGTAGCCGACGAAGTAATCGACATCGAGCCCTGGGCGTTTCAGTTTGCCGTGCGCCCGGATCCTGATGAGTACTTGTTCGCACGCTGCGGCGTGCGTCTGCTCACGCCAGGCAACTACAACATTGGCGAGAAGGTCCCGCATAAAAAATTCCTGCTGCACCGCTTCGGCGCCAAGTACAACAATCCATGGGGCCTCGGCTTGGGCACGCGCCTCTTCTGGCCGATTTTCTTCAAGCGCCAAGGCCTGCAGTTCTGGTTGTCGTTCGCGGAGCGCTTCGGCACGCCGGTGCCGGTGGGGAAATACCCGAACAATGCGACGGTGAGCGAGAAGGCGACACTGCGCGCCGCGCTGCGCGCCTTTCAGCAGGAAGCATCCATCATGGTGCCGCAGGGGATGGAGATCACCCTGTTGGAGGCCGCCAAGTCCGGCATCGATACCTACGAAAAGCTGTGCCGCTACATGGACGACCAGATCGCCAGTGTCGTGTTGGGTAAGCCCGGCGGAAACTCCGGCGGCCAGCTGGCCAGCGCGATCAACACCGAGGAAGGCATTCGGATCGAGTTGGTGAAGGCAGACGGCGACCTGCTGTCCGACACGCTCAACAAGCAGGCGGTGCGCTGGATCGTCGACTACAACATGCCCGGCGCGCCGTATCCCACGGTCACGCGCGTGGTCGAGGAACCAACCGACCAGAAGAAACTGGCCGACACCCGAAAGACCATCTTCGACATGGGTTTCAAGCCGACCCGGGAGTCGATCAAGCGCGAATTCGGCGGCGATTATGTCGAGGTATCGGCGGCGGGGCCAGGCGCCGCCCCGGCGCCTGGTCGAAACACGGCCGAGTTCGCGGAACCGGAAACTCCGGCGGACCAGCAAGCAGTCGACGCCTTGCTGGACTCGTTGCGCGGAAACGCGCTGCAGGACCTGATGCAGAAGATCCTCGCGCCTGTTGTGAAAGCGCTGCGCGAATCGTCGGACCATCAGGCCGCGCTCGAGCATCTGGTCGACCTGTTCCCGGAAGTGCCGCTGGACGACCTTCAGGAGTCCCTCGCCCGGGTAATTTTCGTGCTCGATACCTGGGGGCGCCTGAATGTCGAAGCATGACCTGGCGCTGACGGCAGGAGAGCAAACTTCCGACTCGTCGGTGCTGGTGTTCGACACCCGCGACGAGCTCGAAGGACTGACGGCCGCGGAGATCGGCGCCGCTGCAGCAGAGGCGGTCAGGCGCGGGCTCGACGGCAAATATGCGCTCGTGATCGACCGCACCACGAAGGTAGCCGCACTGTCGGGCATGACCAGCCAGGCGGCCCGCATGCGTGTCGCGGCGGCGATCGCCGGTATCGGCGCGCCGGGCCAGACGGTGCGCCTGGTGGATGTCTTCTCGCTTCCGCCGAAGGACGCGATCGCGTTCTTCGAGCGCAAGGGATTCAAAATTTCGTGGGACTGGCAGGAAGTGTGGCGTCACGCCCACTCGCAAGCGTTCACTGTGGCGAAGGTGACGCGCCTGGACGTGCTGACCGATATCCACCGCGCCCTGCACGACGACCTGAAGAACGGCGGGTCTTTCCCGGGCTTCCTGGACAAGCTGCAGCCCATCCTTGAAGCCAAAGGATGGTGGGGCAAGCTCGAGCAGGTCAACCGCGTAACGGGCGAGATCCGGACGACGACGATGGGATCGCCTTGGCGCCTGGAGACGATCTACGAAACGAACATGCAGAGCGCCTACATGGCCGGCCGCTACGCCGGCATGATGGCTGCCACGCAGTACGCGCCCTGGTGGGAGTACTCCGCGACGATGGACAGCCGCACCAGGCCCACGCACGCCGCCTTGAACGGCCGCGTCTTCCGCTTCGACGATCCATTCTGGGACACCTGGTATCCGCCCAACGGCTTCCGCTGCCGCTGCCGCGTCATTCCCCGCACCGATATCGAACACAAGCGCGGCGACTTCCAGACGTCGGTCGGCGCCGGCCGCATGGAAGTCACGACCGTGACCGTGAAAAAGCCGGAGGGCAAAATTGCCAAGGTGCAAGTGACTGGCTACAAGGACGGCATCAGCGGTAAGTTGCTCACGCCGGATATCGGGTTCGATTACAACCCGGGAGCTGCCAGCGCGCGCCTGCAGCAGCTGTATTCGGACAAACTGCAGTCTGCGCCTGCAGAATTACGCGCTGCAGCGAAAAAACATGATTGACCACCGGATCGACGACCGCGAGGTAAAGACCACGCTGCGCAAGCTGCTGCAGCACTCGCAAAATCCCGAGCCGGCTATGGCGGGCATTTCGATGCGCATGCTGGGCGCGGTCGAAGACAACTTCAGGGCAGAGGGCCGGCCCAAATGGAAGGCGCTGAAGCCGTCGACGCTGGCGACACGCGCGGCCGCCCGCAAGTCGGGCAAAATCCTGCAACGTACCGGGCACTTGGCGCGCTCGATCACGCCGTTCCACTCGCGGATGATGGCCGGCGTCGGCACCAACGTGCCGTACGCCGCCGCGATGAACGACGGCTCGAAACCTCACGAGATCAAGGCCAAGAACAAGAAGTTCCTGCATTTCGGCGGACGCTTCGCAAAAAAGGTGAAGCACCCGGGCACGCCGCCACGGCCCTTCATGCTCCTGACCGAGCGCGATCGCTCGGATATCGTGGCCATCATGGCCGCCCACATCATGTCGGGTGTCTGAGATGAGCAATGCTTACTGCACCTACTGTGGCAAGAACCATCCCGTAGCGCTCTGCCCGCACACCTACGGCGGCAGCTCGGCGCGGGTGAACCTCCGCTGCACCTACTGCGGCAGCAACAAGCACACGGCCGATTACTGCCTCAAGACCTACAACGGCGCAGGAAACCGCCGCAGCAACCCGAACGGCGAATTTCTAGACTGAGTCCCAGCCCGTCGAAGAGCGAATTTTCGTGCCATTTTCGCCGGCCGCCGCCCGTTACGGACAGCGCAACTGAATTACAATGCGGTCCCAGAATATCCCGGTTCGTTTTTGTTCATCCCGGATTTATCTCGCAGGTACTGCTGGGTTTATCTCATCTCTCTTCAACAACCGCTCGTTCAGCATCAACGACGAGGCGAACCTGAACGTGCTCGACGCCGATTTCGCGCGCGCCCAGGATGCCGTTTTCGACCAGGACTGGCAGCGTGCGCGGCCGATGACGCTGGCCGCCTGGCACGACCGCTCGTGGACGGAAAAACTGAGCGGCGAATTCGCGTCACTGCTGGGCTCGCAACTGTAAACACCGCGCTTTCGGTGGCAGGAAATATCGGTTGACGAGCTGGCGGGGGATTACGGATACTCTGGGGTGCTCCGCGGAGCCAGACGTATCCGACAACCTTCCTGATCGATCGCGAATGAAAAAGACCCTCCTCTCGCTAGCCATCCTCGCCAGCTTCGCCGCACACGCGGACGAAGGCATGTGGATGCCGCAGCAGCTGCCACAAGTAGCCCAGCAACTGAAAGCCGCCGGCCTCGAACTCGACCCGGCCTCGCTGACCAAACTGACCGAATTCCCGATGGGCGCGGTGGTGAGCCTGGGCGGCTGCTCGGCCTCGTTCGTCTCGCCGCAAGGCCTGATCGTCACCAACCACCACTGCGTCTACAACAGCGTCGCCGTCAACTCGACGCCGCAGCGCGACCTGCTGACCAACGGTTTCCTCGCGAAAACCCTGGGCGAGGAACTGCCGGCCGCGCCGGGCAGCCGCGTGTTCGTGACGGAAGAGGTGGCGAACGTCAGCGACCAGATCATCGACAGCAAGGTTGCCAAGCTGACCGGCAAGGCGCGCATCGCCGCGATCGAAAAGAACCAGAAGGAAATGGTTGCAGCCTGCGAAAAAACGCCGGGCTACCGCTGCACCGTGGCCAGCTACTACGGCGGCCTCGAGTTCTATCGTTTGAAACAGCTGGAAATCCGCGACGTGCGCCTGGTGCACGCGCCGCCGTCGGGCGTCGGTAAATTCGGCGGCGACACCGACAACTGGATGTGGCCGCGCCACACCGGCGACTACGGTTTCTATCGCGCCTATGTCTCGAAAGACGGCAAGGCCGCCGACTACTCGCTTGACAACGTCCCCTACGTGCCGAAGCACTTCCTGAAAGTGGCTACCGAAGGCTCGAAGGAAGGCGATTTCATCATGGTCGTCGGCTATCCTGGCCGCACCAACCGCCACCGCCTGCCGTCGGAAGTGCAGTACACCTTCGACTGGAACTACCCGGCCTTCGTGCAAGCTTCGGGTGACGTGCTCGCCGTCATCGAGCGCGAAACCAAGAACGATCCGGCCGCCAAGCTGAAATACGCCGGCCAGATCGCGAACGTGAACAATTATTACAAGAACCGCAAGGGCATGCTGACCTCCTACGGGGACAGCGACTTCCTGGCGCGCAAGACGGCCGAGCACAATGCGCTGAAGGCCTGGGTCAACGCCGACGCTGCCCGTAAAAAACAGTTCGCCGCCGACATCGACGCCGTCGAAAAACTGATCGCCGAGCGCGACAGCCACACCAAGGAAGGCTTCTACCTGGGTTACGCCCAGCCGCGCTTCCTGAGCTCGGCGCGTACCCTGTACCGCCTGGCCAACGAGCGCGCCAAGCCGGATACCGCACGTAAATTGGGCTACCAGGAACGCGACATGGCGCGCATGACCTCGGTCATCACCGGCCAGGACCGCACCTACGACGAAAAAGTCGACAAGGCGCTGGTCATGCACTTCCTCACCAAGTACCTGGCCCAGCCGGTCAAGGAACAGGATACCGCCTTCAACAACGCCCTCGGCATCCGTTCCGGCATGAGCCAGGACGAGCTGAAGGCCGCCATCGACAAGGCCTATGCCGGCTCGAAGCTTGCCAACAAGGAAGAGCGCACCGCCTGGCTGAAGAAGACGCCGGCCGAGTTCAAGGCCAGCGACGACAGCTTCATCAAGGCAGCCGTCGCCATGTATGACGCCGACCTGAAGGACGAGGCCAAAGAGGAAGAGCTCGCCGGCAAGATCCAGAAGTCCTACGCCGCCTACATGAAGGCGAAGATTGCCTACATGAACAGCAAGGGCCAGGCCGTCTACCCGGACGCCAACGGCACCCTGCGCGTCACCTTCGGCAAGATCGCCGGCCGCGACCATGGCGCCGACGGCACCGGTGCGTGGACCGCGTTCACCACCGTCAAGGGCGTGGTCGCGAAGCACACCGGCGAAGGCGAGTTCAATGCGCCGACCGCCCAGCTGGCCGCAATCAAGGGCAAGGACTTCGGCAAGTTCGTCGATCCTGCGCTGAAAACCGTGCCTGTGAACTACCTGGCGACGCTGGACATCACCGGCGGCAACTCGGGTTCGGCGGCGCTGAACAAGCGCGGAGAATTGATCGGCCTGGCCTTCGACGGCACCCTGGATTCGATCATCTCGGACTGGGACTTC